AATATTTAACAGGCGCGGATATGCCTGAGTGGTTTGTTAAAGATTTAGTTTCTAAGAAAGCTGAAGAGCTGGGTATAGAATTAAAGGCTGAGGGTGGAAGAATAAAAGCAGCCGATGGAATTGCTGTTCAAACTTTAAATCCTGTATTTCCTACAAAAGATCCTACAGACACCAAGAGTTTTAAACCTTTAGATTTACCTGGAGCTATAATAACTCCATTAGCAATTGGTGCAGGTGCAAAAAGATTAAAAGATATATTTTTTTCAGATGTTAAAGAAACAGGGGATGGAATAGATATAGGACCTGATGCTGGTGAAATGGAAAAGGAAAGACAACGAATAGCTGAGAGTTTAAAACCAGGAAAAACATATATACCTGAGACAGGACCTATTCACACAGGTAGTCCAAGACCCGAAATAAAAAAAGAAGAACCACCAGTTTCAGGAGGTAAGATAGACATACCTTTAACTACAGGCGGATCAGAGATTCCTGAAATAAAAAAAGAAGATCTTACTTTTTATAATAAGGCTGAAGATAGAAAAAATTTGGCTAAAGATAAAAAAGAAGTAAAGGAAAAACTTGAGGCAATTGAACCTTATAGAGGAGCAGACTTTATTGGAACATCTACTAAAAAAGATAGAACAAAAGATATAGAATTTCTAGAGGCTTTTGAGTTATTTAAAAATACACATTTTGGGGGCAATGAATCAGCTGCTGCTAGAGCTATAAACGAAAGTAGAGAAAAAATAAGAGCGCTTAGACTTAGGGTAACTGCGGGTAAAGATAGAAGAACTGGAAAATATAGCACTGCCGATGAGGAGATAATAACTACCGAAGTTCCAGAAAATCCAATTCGTTATGTCGATGCAACCACTGAAGTAAAAAGAGATCAAAATTATTTTAAAGATTTTCTAACCAAAGAAAATAAAAACGAATATATGTCTGCAAAAAATATTGCTAATGTCTTAGATTTTTATCTTAAAGACAAAAACGAACGAGATCATTTTACCGGAACGTTAAATAAACTAGATATAAAAAGTAAAGAGGTGCCTGGTAAAAGGTACAAGACATATAACTTCTCTGATGTTGTAAATGAGTTGACTAAAAAGAATAAAGGTAAAAAGGTAAAAGGAGAGACATTATCTTCAACAGAAAGACTAAAAGTTGAAAATAGACTAGATCCAGAGCTTTATAGTGCGGTATTAAATACTGCTAAAAATAGAATTAATTCTCTTTTAAAAGAAGAAGATTTAAAACTGGGTCTAAAAATAGCACCACGTTATGTATTAGATGATATAGGACACACTGTTTCAATAAAAGAAACCGATAAATTTCAAAAATTATTTAAAAACTCAAATGTCAACAAAATAAATTCTTTGGTTTATGAAGATCCTTTAATTAACCAGGAGGTTAAAAAAGTCACGGGCTATGAGTCTAAACATAATAAATGGTTTAAAGAATTAAATGATATGGTGGGTAAAGAAATAACAAAAGATCAAAGAGTTCGATTAAAAGACATTAAAGAACAAATGGAAGATAATTATTCAGAGTTGGTAGAGAATATTGGTGATTTTGATAAATTAAAAGCTATCCTTAAACAAGCAAGACCAGATTTAAAAATTTCTGATTCATATATAAAATATCTCACAGGCCATACTGATCGTTTAGGTCAAGTAGACATTAAAATTCCTAAGGTGGGAGAAAAATTTAAATCAGAAGATATTTTTGTAGATATGAGCAATGTAGATGAAAAATATATAATCGGCTATATAGATAAGATTAACCCTGAAGCTAAATTCTTTAAGGATCTATCTACAAAAGAAAAAGAAATTTATGAAGCAAATGTAATAGCTCAAAATGCGGAAATATTGGGAGATTATTTTAGAAAAATAGGTGTCCCTGAAAGTCAGATTAAATCTATGCAAGATGAATTTTATTATCCCATTTCATCTAAAGAATGGAAAGTGAGAAAAGCTACAGGAGGACCAGTATATGGCAAATACGCGAAACAAATCGCAGGTATATCCTAAGACCTGGCTCCTGGCGCCTGAAGCAGGACCCACGCCTCAGGGGTTGAATATTAATTATAATACTGTTAAAACAGTAGAATTGGAGAAAACAAATGGCAGACAAAATAGACAAGTCCTTAACACAAGGGCCAAGAGGAACCGTTAGACTTCCGGGTGATGAAGAGGTACAAGAAACAGTACAAGAAGTTGCAGTAGAAGAGCAACAAGCACCAGGACCTGTAGAGACAACCGAAAATGAAGATGGATCAGTTGAAATTAATTTTGATCCTAATGCCGCTTCACCAGAAGGTGGCGATGAACACTACGCAAACTTAGCAGAATTTTTACCAGACAATGTTTTACAAGAAATGGGAGCAGACCTTTCTCAAAAATATATGGACTACCAAATGGGTAGAAAAGATTGGGAAAGAACTTATACAACAGGTTTAGATTTATTAGGTTTCAAATACGATATGAAGACGGAACCTTTTCAAGGAGCAAGTGGTGCAACGCACCCAGTTCTTGCAGAAGCTGTCACACAGTTTCAAGCTTTAGCTTACAAAGAATTATTACCAGCAGACGGGCCAGTTAGAACAGCTGTGATTGGAGCACCTAATCCAGAAAAACAACAGCAGGCTCAAAGAGTTAAAGATTTTATGAATTACGAGCTCATGGAAAAAATGAAAGATTATGAGCCAGACTTTGATCAAATGCTATTCTATTTACCTTTAGCAGGATCGGCTTTTAAAAAAGTTTATTATGATGAACTTGAAGGAGAGCCAACATCAAAGTTTGTACCTGCAGATGATTTGATTGTACCGTACACAGCTACCTCATTAGACGATGCGGAAGCAATCATCCATCGGGTAAAAATTTCTAAAAACGAATTAAGAAAACAACAAGTCGCAGGCTTTTACAGAGACATTGAGTTGGGCCAACCAAGAAATGTTGAAAGCGATGTAGAGAAAAAAGAGAGAGAATTAGAAGGCCAAAGAAAAACTCAAGATGATGACGTTTATACTTTGTTAGAGTGCCACATTAATTTAGACATCGAAGGTTTTGAAGATACAGATGAATCAGGTGATCCCTCTGGAATTAAGATACCTTACATTGTAACAGTTGAAGAAGCGACAAGAAACGTTTTAGCAATTAAAAGAAATTACGAAATTGGGGATCCGAAAAAAAATAAAATAGATTACTTTGTCCACTTTAAGTTTTTACCTGGACTAGGTTTTTATGGTTTCGGTCTCATCCATATGATTGGTGGTCTGTCTAGAACTGCAACTGCAGCTCTTCGTCAATTATTGGATGCGGGTACGCTCTCCAACTTACCCGCAGGATTTAAGATGCGTGGTATTAGGATTAGAGACGACGCACAATCAATTCAACCCGGTGAGTTTAGAGATGTAGATGCTCCAGGTGGTAACTTAAAAGATTCATTTATGATGTTGCCATTTAAAGAGCCTTCTGCAACTTTATTAAACTTAATGGGTATCGTTGTTAATGCAGGTCAAAGATTTGCATCAATTGCAGATTTACAAGTTGGTGATGGTAATCAACAGGCAGCTGTTGGTACAACTGTTGCTCTTCTTGAAAGAGGAAGCAGAACTATGTCTGCTATCCATAAAAGAATTTACTCTTCTTTAAAATCTGAGTTCAGATTATTAGCAAGAGTATTCAAGTTATATCTACCACCGGAATATCCGTATGACATTGTTGGGGGTCAAAGATTGATTAAACAAGCAGACTTTGATGATCGGGTGGATATATTGCCAGTTGCTGATCCCAACATCTTTTCTCAAACTCAGCGTATTTCCCTCGCACAAACAGAGTTGCAGCTGGCAACCTCAAATCCGCAAATACATAATTTGTATCAAGCTTATAGAAATATGTATGAAGCGTTAGGTGTAAAAGATATTGATACGTTATTAATCAAACCTCAACCACCTCAACCATTGGATCCTGCTTTAGAAAACATTATGGCTTTATCTGGAAAACCTTTTCAAGCTTTCCCTGGTCAAGATCATAGAGCTCACATAACTTCGCATTTAAATTTTATGGCAACTAACATTGCTAGAAATAATCCGATGGTTATGGCAACTATGGAGAAAAATGTTTTTGAACATATTAGTTTAATGTCTCAAGAACAGATTGAATTAGAGTTCCCTCAGGAATTAATGCAGCTTTCACAGATGACTCAGATGGCGCAACAGAATCCACAGCTTCAACAGCAGGTAATGCAGATGTCTCAAAAGATAGAAGCAAGAAAAGCTGTGTTGATTGCTGAAATGATGGATGAATTCATGAAGGAAGAAAAAGCAATTACTTCTCAATTTGATAATGATCCAATTGCTAAGCTAAGATCTAGGGAGTTAGACCTTAGAGCGATGGATAATCAACGTAAAAAAATTGAGGGACAAGAAAAAATTAATCTTGATCGTATGAAAGCGATGATGAATCAACAAGAACATGATGACAAACTTCAACAAAATGAAGACTTGGCTAAAATGAGAGCTAATACTTCAATTGAGAAGACAATACTTAGTAAAACTATGCCAAATGTAGATAAAATGATACCAAGTATTGAAATTCAAAAGTACAAAGGAGAAAACAGATGACATTAAACATCAAAAAAGCGATAAAAAAACCTGGAGCACTAAGAAAATCTCTTGGTGTTAAAAAAGGTAAGACAATACCCGCTTCAAAGTTAAAAGCAGCTGCTAAGAAACCAGGAAAACTTGGACAAAGAGCAAGATTTGCTATAACATTGGGCAAATTAAGAAAAAAATAGGAGGATACATGGCAAATAAAGTTTATCCAGATAAAGCATTGGATGTTAATAAAGATGGTTACCTAAACGGTGGCGTTGATATTAAAACTCCAAGTCAAAATTTGGAATGGGACACTAGATCTAAAACTTGTGCAGATGGAATACAAAGAAACGTAATTCCAACTGGCGATCAGGTTGAGGTTAAAGGTACTAGAAGAATGCTTAAGTCTAAAAGTAAAAAAGCAACTTGGTATTAGTATGTGGTTTAGTGCTATTAAGTTAGCCGTATCTGCTGGCAGTAAAATTTATGCTAACAGACAGAAGGCAAAAATTGCGATGTCCGATGCGCAGTTATTACACGCAGAGCGACAAGCTCGTGGCGATGAAGCTTACCAAGGTAAACTTCTAGAATCGAGAGACAAAGACTTTAAGGACGAGGTCGTTCTTGCAATTCTCACGTTGCCCATTTTGGTGCTCGCATATGGGGTCTGGTCGGATGATCCGGCAGCTATGGAAAAAATTAAAGTGTTCTTTGAGCATTTCCAGGCACTTCCGGGCTGGTTTACAAATTTATGGATTCTCGTCTGCGCCAGCATTTTTGGCATGAGAATTAAAAAGAAAAGAACTCCTGCACAGTTAAAAGCTAGCAGAGATGAGTCTTATGGTAAATGGGGATCTAAAGCTAAAAAATCTGGAAAAATAAATAAATAAGGAGAAATCATGGCGCAAAAATTTCATTCAACTTCAGGGAGACCTACAGTAGCAGGTGATGCTTGGGCAACTGGAAGAGAGAGACTTAAGAGAGGTGGAAAAGCTAGAAAAAATACAAGACGTATGAACAGACTAGAAGAACTAGGAAGAGTTGATGCGGAAAAAGCTTACACTAAAAAAGGTAAAAAAAATCTTAAGGCTGAGAAAAAAAGAGTCGTAAGAGAATTAAAAAAAGGTTAATATGAACAGAAGAGGAATCAACACTTCTATATTAATTAAAAACGGACCTACAAGTGCAGGTAACGGAAGAGGAATAACTCCTCCAACTCCAGCTAGTTCAGGTTTGGCTCCAACTGGTTCTGCTCATGCAGTTCCAATCAATGTAACTAAGGGTAGAAAGTCTACTAACTTTGATGGTTCAACTAAGAATATCACTTTAGTTGGTGCACGATCTAAAGTTTAATGGCTAGAAAAAATATCCAAAAACTTCTTAAACAATTGAAAGGTGGAAAAAAGAAAAAACCACCTGTTAAATCTTCTAGAACAGTTGCTCTGGAAGGTAGAAAATATTTTAAACATGGTGGAACTAACTCCATGATTAAAGAAGCTCAACAAAATTATAATGGAAGTTATGTTTCTGGAGACTTAGGAGGTGTTAAAGTAGGAAATAAATCTTACGCAAAATACTATTCTAATCCTGGATTTAAGATGCCTAAAATATAGATGCCTTTTAAATCTGAAAAACAAAGACGTTATCTCTGGAAAAACGAACCTAAGATAGCTAGAGAGTGGACGAAAGCATACGGAAGTAAACCAGTAGGAAAGAAAAAGAAAAGGAAAAAGAGTAAAAAAAATGATAAACACTTATAACTTATTTGCTATCCCTGTATTTCATGGAAAGTTACCGGTCCCTGTAAAAATATATAATAAAATACTTAAATATACAGATGAAAACTGTACTGATGATAAGGTCAAAGACACAATTTCATGTGTAAAAGGATTTCAAATTCATGATGAATTTGATGGGAAAAAAGAACTTCATATTTTTTTACATAATTATTTAAGAAATATTTATTCTTTTAAACCATTAAATGGATGGTTAAATATTTTAGGAAAAGGCTCTTACAATAAACCACATACTCATATTGGAGATGAAATTACTCATGGAGGAGTATTATATCTTTCTAATAATAATAGTAATATTTGCTTTACGAGAGAGCATGAAGTTTTTGAAATAACACCTAAAATTTTTGATTATGTTATTTTTCCCTGTGCTTTACTCCATTATGTATTACCTGGAGATAACAACAGTAAAAGAATTTCATATGCATTTAACTTAAAAAAGGAGTAAAAATGGACGAACTAACACTAATAAGTAAGATACAGAGAGACTTGAAAGAACAATACCAATCAATAGGCGACGCCATGATAGCTGGAGGTATTGACAATATGGAAAAATATAAATATATGATGGGACAGGCACATGCCTATTTAAAAATATCTCAGGATATCTCTAACCTGCTAAATAAGAAGGAGCAAAATGAAAAAGGAACAGTCATCAAACTCAACACCAAAGATTAAATATGCTTTGGCAGAAAAATACGACAAAGAATCTAAGGATCAATATCAAAAAGAAGTAGATGGTTACGAACGTTTAAAATCTAAAGAGTCTTCTAAATTACCAAAACCAACTGGATGGAGAATGTTAGTTCTTCCATTTAAAATGCCTGAAAAAAGTAAAGGTGGTTTGTACTTTGGTAAAGATACTTTAGAGCGACAACAAGTTGCTTCAACATGTGGATTAATTTTAGAAACAGGTCCAGATGTTTATAATGATAAAGAAAAATTTCCTGAAGGTCCATGGTGCAAGAAGGGTGATTGGGTAATCTTTGCACGATATGCAGGAAGCAGAATTCAAATTGACGGGGGTGAAGTACGTTTGCTAAATGACGATGAAGTACTTGCAACTATAGATAACCCCGAAGATATACTTCATCAATACTAAAACATAGAAGGAGAAACCTATGCCACAAGAAGAAGAAAAGAAAACAGTTGATATTGACACTTCAGGTCCAGCAATGGATGTTGATATCCCTGAAACTCAACCGGAATCGGAGGTTGTAGAAAAAGAAGTTCCTAAAGAGGAACCTACAGTTAGACCAGTTGAAGAATCCACTGAAGATAAAAGAACCTATGAGAAGAAAAAAGATCATGGGACAGATATCTCTTATGAAAATGAGAGAGAGGTAAAAGTAGAGAAAGACGAATTGAAAGATTATAGTGAAGGCGTACAGAAAAGAATAGCTAAGTTAACTAAAAAATGGAGAGAAGCGGAACGTCAAAAAGACGAAGCTCTTTCTTATGCTCAAAGAGTAATGAAGGATAAGAGAGATGCAGAAGCTAAACTCAAAAAAATAGAACCTAACTTTCTTTCTGTAACCGAAGAAGGTATCACAACAGGTATTGAAGCAGCTAAAGCACAACTTGCAGCAGCTAGAGAAGCACAAGATCTCGGCGCTGAAGCAACTGCAATGGCTAAGATATCTGAATTAGGATACAAACAAGCGAAGCTAACTGAGACTAAGGAAGCTCAGGCAGCTTTTGAAAAACAACAAGCGGAGAAAAAACCTGAACCTACATTAGGTAGACAAA